TTAAAAGAAAAAGATTACGCTTATTCATCTCACATAGCACCTCATGATATAATGGCTAGAGAACTTGGTACTGGTAAATCTAGATTAGAAGTTGCAGCAGATCTAGGATTAGATTTTGAAGTAGCACCAAAACTAGAAGTAGATCATGGAATAGAATCTGTACGTAATACATTAAAAGACTGTTGGTTTGATAGAGAAAAGTGTAAACAAGGATTAGATGCATTACGACAGTATAGAAAACAATGGGATGAAAAAAACCAAGTGTTTAAAAATAAACCACTACACGATTGGTGTTCACACGCAGCTGATAGTTTTAGATATGGTTGTGTATCTGAACCATTAGATACAACAGAATGGGATAAACCAATTAATGTAGATACAAAATATGTAGTATGAAAAAATCGAATCAAGAAATATTATCAATCGTTAGTAGAGAGATTCACAATGCATCAGGATATATTGGTGGTGAGCTAGTTGCTAGACGAAAGAAATCATTAGAGTATTATTTAGGAATGCCTCTTGGCAATGAACAAGAAGGTAGATCACAAGTAATATCTAATGATGTTATGGATACAGTAGAAAGTTTAATGCCATCTCTTATGAAGATATTTACTTCTGGAGATAATGTATTTAACTGTGAAGGTGTTGGACCAGAAGATGAAGAAATGGCAAGACAATGTTCTGACTATCTTAATTATGTATTCTATAAACAGAACAATGGTTTTACAGCATTGTATACAGCATTCAAAGATGCACTTATACAAAAGAATGGTATCTTAAAAGTTTATTGGGATAATTCACAAAAGACAGAAAGAGAAGAATATACAAGATTAACAGATGATGAATTCAATGATCTTGTTGCAGATTCAGAAGTAGAAGTAAAAGAACATACTGAGTATGATGAACCTATAGTAGATGATAGAGGTGAAGAACTAGATAAAATTAAATTACATGATGTTGTAATACATAGAACTAGAAAGTATGGACAAGTAAGAATAGATCCAATACCACCTGAAGAATTTTTAATTGAAAGAAGATGTAAGTCTATAGATACAGCTAACTTCATTGCACATAGAACTAATAAAACTAAAACAGAGTTAGTTGAAATGGGTTATGATCAAGAGTTAGTTGATTCACTACCAACAGGTGATCCTGATTATTTTACAGAAGATAAGTTTGTTAGACATCAAAACATAGATTTTTCACATGGAGAAGCTGATGGTGATGAATCTACACAAGATGTATTACTACATGAGTGTTATGTAAGAATGGATATCAATGGTGATGGTAAAGCAGAGCTTCTTAAAATTTGTGTAGCTGGTGATGCAAAAAAATTATTAAGTATAGAAGAAATGGATACAATGCCATTTATATCTATGACACCAGTTATCATGCCTCATAGATTTCATGGTAGATCTATTGCAGAGCTAGTAGAAGATATACAATTAATTAAATCTACAGTTATGAGACAAATGTTAGATAATATGTATCTAACAAATAATAATCGTGTAGCAATACAAGATGGTCAAGTAGCTATGGATGACTTACTTACAAATCGTCCTGGAGGTATAGTTAGAACTAAACAACCACCAGGAAATGTAATGATGCCTATACAAGCACAACCAATTACAGAACAAGCAAGTGGTATGTTAGCTTATTTAGATTCTGTAAAAGAAACTAGAACAGGTGTAAGTAGAACATCACAAGGATTAAATGCAGATTCATTAAATAATAAAACTGCAACTGGTATGAACCAAGTATTAACTCAATCTCAAATGAGAATGGAGTTGATTGCTAGAATATTTGCAGAAACAGGTGTTAGAGATCTAGCACTTAAAATGTTTGAGTTGGTATGTAAATATCAACAAAAAGAAAAGATTGTAAGAATCAGAGGTAAGTATATACCTATGAGACCTTACGAATGGAAAGACAGAATTAATGTAACTGTCCAAGTAGGATTAGGTTCAGGTTCAAAAGAACAACAACTAATCCTTGTTAATGCTATATTAGAAAGACAAATGCAGGCAATAAACCTTCAACAGAATGTTTATGGTCCAATGGTTAATCTTAGAAATATATACAACTCATTGAAAAAATTAGTTGAAAATGCAGGTCTAAATAGTATAGAACCTTTCTTTATGGATCCAGATCTGGGAGCATCACAGATGCCACAACTGCCTCCTAAACCACCAACTGAATTTGAAAAAGTTACACTAGCACAAGTTCAAGGTGAAAACCAAAGAGCACAGTTAAAAGCAGATACGGACATCAAATCTATTGAAGCTAAGATGAGACAATATCTATTAGATTTTGAACTTAGAATCAAAGAAATGGAACTTAAATATGGTTCTAAAATTGATGAAGAAGATATGAAACGTAGAAGTAAATTACAAGAACATAATGTAAAAACTACTGGCGATATCATGAAAGAAATAGTAAAAGGACAAAACCAATTCTTTAACAATGGACAAGGAAACACAAATCAGGCAGGGCAAGAGAGCAGAACAGCTTCTGAACGATCCCCTGCTAAAGACAGCATTTGAAGATCTTCTTGAAATATATAAACAAGAAATCTTTAATACAAAATTCACTGAGAGTGACAAACGTACATACCTTTGGGTAGCGTACAATCTTGTAGATAAAATAAGAGGTCATCTACAAAGTATCATGACAAGTGGAAAGCTATCTCAGGACGAGATAGATCAATTAAATAAAAGAAGTTAAGCTAACGCAACTTCAAATTCGTCAACCATGAAAGGAACGATATGGCAGAGCCACAAAACATTACAGGTGCAGCTGAAAAGATTTCAGGATTATTGAATCCAAAAGATCAACAAGAAACTGAAACAAAAACAGCAGAACCATCAGAGTCGCCTGAGACACAGGAAGCTCCAGAGAGTCAAGTTGAGACTGAAACAACTCCAAGTGAGATGACTACTGAAAATACTGAGGTAACAGAAGAAACACAAACAGAATCACAAGAACCGAATCTCCACCGATTAAAAGTCAATGGTCAAGAGATTGAGGTTAGCCTTGATGAACTGAAAGCTGGATATTCTAGAGACTCAGATTATAGACAAAAAACTCATTCTTTAGGTTTAGAGAAAAGAGATCTTGAAGCTCAAAAGAATAGTTTGCGTCAATCTTATGATACTCGTTTATCAGAACTTAACGATTTGATTGCGACTGCAGATGCTACAGTCAAATCACAACAAGGAAGTCAAGATCTTCAAAGGCTTTATGAAGATGACCCACAAGCTGCAGCCAAACTGGATTTCCAGTTAAGACAACAAAATACAGCTATAGAGGACATGAAACAAAAAGCCAAAGATGCTTATGCTAAGCAGTATGAAGATTTTCTTTCAACACAACGTGAGTTAGCAGCTCAGAAAATACCAGAGTACTCTGATCCCAAGAAAGCTGATCAATTTAAATATGCAATGCGTAATTCATTACGTTCGTATGGATTTAGTGATCAAGAAATTGGTAATCTTGCAGACCATAGATTTTTAATGGTTGCAAAGGATGCTATGGGTTATCAATCTTTAAAAGACAAAAGACCTATTGTTCAGAAGAAGATAGCCAAAGCTCCGAAAGTAGTAAAGTCTGGTGTAGCAAGTAGTAACGTTAGTTCAGGTAGAGAGCAAATAAGAAGTAAAATTGGCAAGGTTCGTAAGAGTGGAAACATACAAGATGCCCAATCTGCGATTCTTGACATTATTAATCTTAAATCTCAACAAAGGAAATAAACAATGGCACAACCAACAAACACGTTCGATACGTATGATAGTGTAGGTGAAAGAGAAGATCTTTCTGACGTTATCTATTCGATATCGCCAACAGACACGCCATTCATCAGCTCAGCAGCTAAAACAAAAGCTACTGCAGTTCTTCACGAATGGCAAACTGACTCATTAGCATCAGCATCAACATCAAATGCTGTTATTGAAGGTGACGAAGCAACTTTAGATGCAGTTACTGCAACTACTAGACTTTCAAATAGTTCTCAGATTATGGACAAAACTGTTGTAATCACAGGAACTCAGGAAGCTGTAGACAAAGCAGGTAGAGCATCTGAGATTGCATACCAAATCGCTAAAAAAGCTAAAGAGTTAAAAAGAGACATGGAAGCAACTATCACTGGTAATCAGGCAGAAGTTACAGGTAATGCATCAACTGCTAGAAAACTAGGATCTCTTGGAGCTTGGGTAGCAACTAATGATGATTTATCATCAGCTGGTTCTCCAGCATCAGGTGGAGCTGGTAACACAGCAAGAACTGATGGAACTCAAAGAGTTTTCACAGAAGCTTCTTTAAAATCTGTAATTAAATCAGTATGGAATGCTGGTGGTGATCCTTCCATGATTATGGTAGGACCATTTAACAAGCAAAAATTATCAGGCTTTACTGGTAACAGTACTAGATTTGATGCAGGTGCAGACGCTACATTATACACTTCTGTAGACGTTTACGCTTCAGACTTTGGTCAGTTACAAGTAGTACCTAACAGATTCTCTAGAGATAGAGATGCTTATGTACTAGACATGAACTACTGGGCAATAGCGTTTTTAAGAGACTTTACTATGCATGAATTATCAAAAACTGGTGATTCTGAGAAAAGACAATTATTAGTAGAAGCAACTCTTGAATCAAGAAATGAAGCTGCATCTGGAATGGTTGCAGACTTAACAACTTCATAATAAATATAACTGTTTAGGGGAGTAACCTAATATCTGCTCCCCTAGCAGATTCTAAACAATGAAGATCTGAGATAAGGTTAGGATCGGAACATTATAGGAATAAAATGAGAACATTAAACGACTATTTTATATATGGCGAAATCGCTGACGTATCAACAGCATCATCAACTTATGTTGCAGTACCTGATGGTGGAAAAGTAATTAAAATTATAACTGCATTACAGGGAGCTATCTCTGGTGGAGATGCAGCAATTAGTTTTGAAATTGGTGGAACTGCAATAACTGGTGGTGGAATCACAGTTGCTAACTCAGGTTCAGCAGCAGGTGATATTGATACAGCAGAGCCAACAGCAGCAAACCAAGTAGAAGAAGGTGGATCTATCGAAATGATTACAGATGGTGGTTCTACTGGAGCTAAAAAACTTGGTGTAACTTTTGTAATTAGAAGATAAGGAGTAACATGTCACACATTGCGATGAGACCTGTTACAACGCAAAAAGTTACTTCATCAGGATCTTCAGCTCAATCATCTGCATTTGGATCTAATATAGAGTATGTTAGAGTCGTACCAGATGCTGATTGTCATATAGAGTTTGGAGTTAATCCTACAGCAGCAAATACTAAAATATTTTTAGAAGCAAAATCATCAGAATACTTTAAAGTATCTGAAGGTGAAAAAGTTGCTGTCATAGGATCTGTAAATTTATACGTAACTGAATTGACAGAGTAATGGGAAAAGTTCGATCTGTAGAATACGATGGTGGAATAAAGACTAAGTATATCCAAGAGTCAGATGGTAAGCTAACTATTAACAATCAACAAAACGTCAATCCTTTGTTGAAAAGAAATAAAGAGCTTTATAATCATGATAATGGATATTTGTCAAAAGCTAAAGAAATGAAAAGAGTAGCTAGTGTACCACCATTAGTACTACAGATCTGGGCAAAAGAATATAATGGTAGCAACAACTGGTTTGCATTACCAAAAGAAACACAAAGAAAAATAATGAGAACTAAACTTAATAGTAGTGAGTTTAGATATTTTAGAACAGCAGAAGGCAGTTTATAATGGCATTATCAACATATACAGAATTAAAAGCATCTATAGCAAACTTCTTAAATAGATCAGATCTTACAACTGAGATACAAGATGACTTTATTAAATTAACAGAAGCTGACTTCAATGCTAAATTAAGAATTAGACAAATGGAACAGATTGATACTATCACAATAGATAGTGAAACAGAATCTGTACCTACAGGATTTATAGCAGTAAGATCATTTTATATTTTACAATCATCAACCAAGTATCCTTTAGAATATATCACACCACATAACTTGTTTGAAATTAAAGGTGGTTCTCGTACTGGTAGACCTAGAGCATACACAATAGAGAGTGATAATGAAGCAGAAACTTTTAGATTTGGTCCTGCCCCTGATACTAGCTATACTGGTTACTTATCATACTATAAAGCTATATCAGCTCTTAGTGATACTAATACATCAAATTACATCTTAGCAAATCACCCTGCTATATATTTATATGGATCTTTATATCATGCAGCAAACTTTCTTGGTGGAATAGATCAAACACAATTATCACAATGGTTACAAATGTATTCTACAGCTTTGGAAAGATGTGAGAATAACGACAGACAAGATTCATATGGAGGAGCACCTGTTCAACAAAGAACAGATGTACAAACAGATTTATCATTTTATAGGCAAAGATAATGCAAGTACCTTTTGGAGAATGGCTACCAGATCAACCTGAACATTTAAATCCAGGAGCAAACGTAGCTACTAATGTATATCATACAATAAATAGTTATAAGAGATTTCCATCTCTTGTAGCTTATAGTGCAAATAATATGGCAAAAGATTCTAGAGGTGCAGGATCTTTTAGAGATAATACTAATACTGTATACAATTTTACAGCATCTAACTCAGATATATTTCAATTATCATCAGGAACATTTACATCTAGAAAATCTAGTTTAACTGGTGGAGATACAGACTTTTTTACATTCACACAATTTGGACAATATGTAATAGCTAGTAATGGTGTAGATGCACCACAATATTACTTAATGGGTACATCAACTAACTTTGCTAATCTAAGTTCTATAGCTAGTGCAGGAACTGTACCAGTATTTAGAGTATCAGGAGTTGTTCGAGACTTTTTTGTTACAGGTAACCACACAAATAAAACTAACAGAATACAATGGTCAGGTATTAATGATGTTAGTACATGGTCAGGAAAACAATCAGACTTTCAAGATTTGCCTGGCTCTGGTGGACAGGTAGTAGCAATAACCTCTGGTGAGGTAGGATATGTATTTAGGCAAAATCAAATAATTCGTATGGACTATGTTGGTGGAGCAGTTGTATTTAGACTATCAGTAATATCACCAAATAGAGGAGCTGTTTATGGTAGAACAGTATGTCAAGATAATAGAAATGTATTCTTTTATTCTGATGATGGTTTTTACCAATTAACAGGTGATTCTGTAACACCAATTGGTGCAGAAAAAATAAATAGATTTTTTGATCTTAATGTAAACAAAGCATTTACAGATAGAATATGTGCAGCTGTAGATCCATTTAATCAGTTAGCAATATGGTTGTACCCAAGCGTTAATAATACTTCAAACACAACTGGTATTTGTGATAGAATATTAATATACAATTATGCAACTAAGAAATGGACTCTTGGTGAAACAAATGCAAGTACAATCTTTTCTCAGTTTGTAGGAGCATATACAGTAGAATTAATGGATATTATATCTCAGAATCTAGAAAACATTAACGCAGCTCTAGATACAGACTTTTGGAGTGGTGGACAGTTGTTTCTAGGAGCTATTGATAACGATTTTAAAGCAGCTATTTTTTCAGGAACTAATAATCAATGTGAAGTAGAAACATCTGAATTAGAACCTTTTCCTGGACAAAGAGCTAATGTAACTGGTGTTAGACCTATTGTAGACGCAGCTTCTACACTAACAGTTAAAACAAGAGAAAGAGTTGCAGATGACGAAACAGAATCATCATCAGTAACACAAAACGCTAGTGGTATGAATCCAGTACGTAAGTCTGGTAGATATATTAGAGCCAATGTTAAAGTTGCATCAGGCACTACATTTACACATGCACAAGGCGTAGACTTTCTAGCAACAAGGGCAGGTATAAGATGAGTGAGAAAACTAATATTGATAATGTAAGATATTCATTTGAAACACAAGAATTTTTTCAAAGACAACTTGAAGAAGCAGTAAACAGATTAATAAATAAGAACAATACAGAAAGCGATAAAGCTTTTGCTTGGTTTATGAATTAAGGAGAAATATGGCAGGAATAAAAGACTATAGTTCAACAGCAGCAAATAACAGTTCAGTAGGAGGAGTTAGTATTGCAGAAGGTATGTTACCTTCTAATATTAATAATGCCTTTAGAGCTTTTGCAGCTGATATAAGAGAGTTTTACAATGACTCTCAATGGGTTATATATGGTGATGGAGATGGATCATTTACAGCAGCATATGCTAGTGCTACATCTTTT